AAAATCAAGCGCACTATTGGATACAAATGTTATAGCAGAAGAAAAACTATATGGATATCATAGACTTGATGACCCATTGGTTGCCATGGGAGATGGAAAGGGCTTTATGACTAGCATGAAAAAAAGTAAAGCTATGGAGGGTCATGAAGAAGAAATTGTAAAACCTATTTTAATAGATAGAAATGACGGCCATCTTGAGACAATAGTGCCAGAACCAAAAAAATGGTAATGAAACTTACTCCAGGCGGTGTTCCAGAACTAGGAATGGTAGAGATAGCAACAACCAACTTTGGTGGACATCCTCCTGAGTTTTGGGCAAAACAGTTAACTGAAAAAATAGTTGGCTATTCAGAAGACAGTGCGCCTCATATAAAAGAACAAGCCAAAGCTTACGAAGATATAATTTATAAAGTGTGTTTGATTTACTTGAATAATGCTATAAAATCATATAAGGCATCTTTAATTCAAGAATTAATACAAGGAGATGCAGAGGATTTAGCAAAAATAATAAAAGGTATTTAAATGGCAATTACATCAACACTAACAACTAGCTTTAAAAAAGAACTGTTAGAAGCTAAACATAATTTTTTAGCTTCAGGAGGCAACTCTTTTAAACTAGCTTTGTACACAAGTTCAGCAACAATGGGTGCTGCGACTACTGCGTATACTACAACTGCTGAAGTATCAGGAACAAATTACACTGCTGGTGGTGCAGCGTTAACTAATGTAAACCCAACAAGTGGTGGTACAACAGGATTCACAGACTTTGCGGATTTAACTTTTGGCACGGCTACTGTTACTGCTAGAGGATGTTTAATTTATAATGATACAAATTCTGATGTATCTGTAGCAACCATAGATTTTGGTGGGGATAAAACATCCACAGCAGGAGACTTTACAATTGTATTCCCCGCAGCCGCAGCAAGCACAGCGATTATCAGAATCGCTTAATATTTTATGTCCCTAAATCAAGGTTGGGGTCGGTATACCTGGGGATCTGAAGGGTTCGGTTCTGACGCTGTTGCTGAAACAGCTCCCACTTTATTAGCCACAACAGGAGCTCCTCAAGCTGGAGTAAATGGACAAGCAATAGCGAGCTTACCTGGAGTTGTAGGTAGTGTAGGAAGTTTATCTGTAGCTGTAGATGGTGAGGCTATCGTAACCCTTACTGGATCAGGTACTGTAGGAACAAGCGCATTAGGAACAGCAACCACAGTATCAAATAACAATTTATCTGTTACACTTAATGCTGCAACTGGATCTGTTGGAACAGTTACAACAGGTGCAGAAGCAAACGTTTATCCAATAGGACAGAGCGCAATAGGATCAGTTGGAACACTTTTAGTTTGGTCGCTTATTGATGAAACTCAAACTCCCAACTATACTACTATAACAGAAACTCAAACTCCCAATTGGGAAGAAGTTGCGTAATAAAGAAGAGGAAAAATAAATGGCTAGTACATACGTAAACAACCTAAGACTTAATGAAATGGCCACCGGGGATGCCAGTGGTACCTGGGGTACAAACACGAATACGAACCTGGAATTGATTGGACAAGCTCTTGGTTACGGCACTAGAGCCATAGCTAACGCTTCAACCGACAACATTACTATTGCAGACGGAGCTTCTGATTCCGATAGGGCCATGTACCTTAAACTTACTGGCGGTGGTCAGGCTTGTACTGTAACGCTATTACCCAACACCGCATCCAAAGTATGGATGATGGAAAACGCCACTTCATACACACTAACTTTTACGCAAGGCAGTGGAGCTAACGTAGCAATACTGGCTGGGGAAACAAAAATTATAGCCACTGACGGAGCTGGCTCTGCTGCTGTAGTTTATGACGTATTAACCGATACAAACTTAGCAGGACACACAAAAGTTGATGACCTTACAATTGGCGATGATTTAGTTGTAGGCGGAGATATAGACTTAGAGGGTGCTATTGATGTTAATGGAACAGCTAACCTAGATGTTGTAGATATTGACGGAGCTGTAGATATGGCTTCTACTCTGCAAGTTGATGGAGTAGCAACTTTTACTGGTAGAGATATTCATAGTGGTGGAATAACAATCGGAAATGCAGGACAAATTGGTTCCGTAGGAACTGTTGGTGCAATAGCTATTGCTTCAGACGGTGTGGTAACATTTAGTGCCGGTTTAACTATGTCTGGTGGTACAGCCAACATAGATGGTGCAACTCAGGCAGACGGAACTATTACAGTAGGAGTTGACGATACTGGGCATGACGTTAAATTCCACGGTGCTACCGCTAGTGCCTATATGCTTTGGGATGAATCTGCTGATGATTTAATCTTAGCAGGTGCAGCAAGAGTAGTTGTTCCAGATAGTGGGCTAGTATTAGGAAGTACAGCAGTCACTGCGACAGGAACAGAACTTAATTACGTTGATGGTGTAACATCAGCGATACAGACCCAAATAGATACAAAAACTTCAACAGGTAAAGCTATAGCAATGGCTTTAATCTTTGGTTAATAATAGGAGAATATTATGGCAAACCCAAATCTAGTAAATGTAACCTCAATATACGGTAAGAGTATACAAGGAGCATTAACTACTACAGTAACAACCGACTTATTGACTTGTGCAGCTGACAAGTTAATTAAAATAAACAGCATTATTATAGCTAATATTGACGGCACTAACGCTGCCACAGTAACAATGGGCATCATCAAAAGTGGTGGCTCAGTAGTTTTATTTGCTTCAACAATCTCTGTTCCAGCAGATGCTACTTTAGTTCTTGTTGATAAGAACTCAGGTATTTATCTTCAAGAAGCGGATGTCTTAGAAGGTGGTGCAGGTGCAGCTTCAGACCTGACCTACACTATTAGTTACGAAGAATTAGATGACGCATAAAAGGGTATTTAATTATGGCTCATTTTGCAGAACTTAATAGCAGTAATGAAGTATTACGAGTAATCGTAGTTTCTAATACAGATGTAGATGCCAATGGTGGTGATTTACACGCAGATGCAGAAACTTTTGTTACAACTATTGTTCCTCACTCAACAGGTGGAGTAGCTTGGAAACAAACATCTTATAATGACAATTTTAGAAAACAATACGCAGGTAAGGGATATACTTACGATTCATCAAAAAATAAATTTATACGCCCACAACCTTATCCATCTTGGTCATTAGATTCTAGTGACGATTGGCAAGCACCAGTCGACAAGCCTGATGATGACAAAATGTATAATTGGAATGAAACAGACACACAATGGGAAGAGGTATAACACATGACTAGGCAAATTGGAGCAGTTACTGATGCTGCCTCTGGTAATGGTGGAGTTGTTGGACCAGCTTATGTGCCAACGAAGGAAACTATAGATGCGATTATAACGACATTTAATTCAAGTGGTACTCTTTCAACAGCCTCGACAACAACCGCAGTTGAATACTTAGTTATTGCTGGTGGCGGTGGTTCTCAACCATCTGGCGGTGGCGGCGGTGGAGCAGGTGGTTATAGAACAGCTAGTAGTCTCTCTGTTGATGCTTCTACAGATTACTCAATTACTGTAGGTGCAGGTGGTCCTGCGAATAATGATGGTGGAACTTATGGTGATGGTTCAAATTCAGTTTTTTCTTCAATAACTTCTATAGCTGGTGGAGGTGGTGGAATGTTCCAAGGAACTCCAGATGGAGCAACAGGTGGTCGTGATGGAGGTTCTGGCGGTGGTGTTGGTGGTAGGAGTTCTGCTACGAATGGTACAGGACATGGCGATGGAACAGCAGATCAAGGTAATGATGGTGGTAACCGAGGTGGTGGTGGAGCTAACGCACTTTGTGGCGGTGGCGGTGGCGGAGGTGCTAGTGCAGTAGGTGGTGATACTAGGGACACTGGTGGTGGTGGCGATTTTAGTAGTGGTGGTCATGGCGGAGCAGGTACGGCTTCTTCAATCACAGGTTCATCTGTAACAAGAGCAGGTGGAGGTGGTGGTGGAGGCGATAATAGTGGTCAAAGTGGAAATGCTGGCTCTGGTGGTGGCGGTAGAGGTACTGGTTCAGGTAATGTTTATAGAGCAGCAGGAACAGCAAATACAGGCGGCGGCGGTGGAGGCGGTGGTAATCCTGCTCCTTCTGGTGAAGATGTTCAGGGTGCTGCTGGTGGTTCTGGTGTTGTTATTATCAAAGAACCCGAAGTTGATGGTGACTTAATTAACACTTCTGGTATATGGAGTATGAACGCTGTTTATACTGCTGTAGCAGGAGGCAACTGGACTTAATAGTAAATTTAATAAAAAGAGGAAAATAAAATGGTATATATAAATATATTTATGTGGATAACCGCTATTGTTGCAATAGCATCACTTGTGGCTGCCGTGACACCCACTCCGAAAGGAGATAAGTTTCTAGGCAAATTGTATAAAGTTATTGATTTTTTAGCTTTAAACATTGGCAAGGCTAAAGACAAATGAGCTGGTGGAAAAAAGTGACAAACTTCTTACAGTGGAGCGTGTCAAACAACACTAAAGACGTAGAAGCTGTAGACGAAACGGAAATGGAAACCGTCAGAGCACGTAACAAAAAAGGACGTTACCTGGCAGATGATAAATCTACCCCGGATGTTAATGAAGCTTACGTCAAACGCAAAAAGAAAAAATAATGGCCACCGCTAAAGACGCTCTTAATCAAATACAGTCACACGAAAAAGAGTGTGCCATACGTTATCAGAACATAGAAAAACGTCTTGATGAAGGATCTGAAAAGTTCAGAAGACTAGAAAATCTACTTTGGGGAGTTTATCCTTTTATAGTTGGCGCTATAGTTTTAACTAAGTTTTTATAAATAGGTCTAAAGAAAACAATGAATGATGGTTCAGGAAGATTTGGTGGTGACATGGACAGAAATGAGGTGGAAATTGACCTTAGTAAGTTCATGGCATTGTTACAAGAACAATCCACTTTAAAGGACAGAATAAGGGAGTTAGAGGACGAAGGCACTAAAAACCCCCATCAAAGATGGATATTCCTTGCTCAAGCCATAGACAGTTGGCGTATATTCCCTAGAGCCTTTTTAAGTGTTTACATGTATCTGCTTTACTACACTACCTTTTGGTTCATGGATTTAGCAGCACCTAGTTTTGAGCAATCGGGATTAATCTCTATTGTGGTAGGTGCAGGTGCAGCCTGGTTCGGTCTTTACGCAGGTACTTCAGGTTCGAGTAAGTCCTTTAAAGGCGAAGATAAGTAATGAAAAAAAAAATAACTTTTACAGCAGTTCTGCTTTTTATAGGGTTATTAGGAGCAGCAGACAATGAACCTGAAAACCCTGACTGTACTGCGGGTACTGAGTTTTGTGAACAAAATTCGTTAGACACAACTAACAATACGGTAACTAGCAATACCAACGTAAACACCAATACTAATACCAACACGAACACGAATACATCAACCAGTACAGCTACAAATACGAACACCAATGCCAATACGAATGTTAATACCAACACAACAACGGCAACAAATACGAACACCAATGCCAATACCAACGTCAATAACAACACAAGTAATAACACTAACGTAAACACCAGCACCGCAACCAATACGAACAACAATACAACGACTGCTAATAATACGAACACGAATGATTCAACAACGACCAATACGAATGTAAATACATCCACCAACAACAGCACAGTCAACAGTACCGTTAATTCAAATAATAACAGTACAACAAATAATACGAATACGAATAACAACACTAGTAATAATACGAGTAACAACACCAATACGAATAACAACACCAGCACTTCGGATAATACGAACACAAATACAAATAACAACAACAACACATCCACCTCTGATTCAAAGGTAGAAACGGATAACACCAACACAAATAACAACAATAGTGTTACCGATAATACAAATCGTAATATTAACGAAAACAATTCAACGCAAACTATAAAACAAGAGATAACTAGTAAAGCACCCCCTGCTTCTGCTATAGCTCCTAGTATCATGTCTTATTCACAAGACTTATGCACTGTGGGTCGGTCAGGTGCATTTCAAGGACAAGTGTTTGGTTTCTCTGGAGGGCGTACTGTTACAGACCAAAATTGTGAAAGGTTAAAGCTAAGTAAATATATTTACGATATGGGCATGAAAGTTGCAGCAGTATCTATTCTTTGCCAAGACGAAAGAGTATTTCAAGCGATGGAAATGGCAGGAACGCCTTGCCCTTACATGGGTAAAATAGGTAAAGATGCTACAGAAGGTTGGAAAGTCAACAGAACCGATAGACCCGATTACGATATAAAAAGGAAGCAATTTATAAAAAAATGTAAAGATACTAGACACGTTGCAGGGGACTCAGAAGGTTTAAACAAAAGCAAACGGACTTGTAAAAAAGAATGGAATAATGTGGGCTAAGAAACCAGACCCAGAATATAAAGCAGAATGGTTTGTTGTAGTGGGTATGGTAATTCTAGGGATTACAGTCTTATTCGTATCTTTTAATGCCAAAGCCGATTACATTTATGAAGCCAACCAGGCTTTATACGATTTACAAACTAACTCAATAGGTTCAACAGGGTTAGGTTCAAATGACGATGCAGTATCTGGAGCATTTAATATAGGATTTACTTTTGATTTTTATGGTCAGTCTTTTACTCAAGCTAGAATGGCAACTAATGGTTGTCTTCACTTTAAAACAAGTGGTGCTTATTGTAATGACTACACACCAGATCCATTACCAGAAGTAACCTACACGCTTTATCCTTTTTGGACTGATCTAATAAAAGACAATGGTTCAGGCATGAGGGCTAAAGTTTTTGATGATTACACCATTTTTGGTTGGTATAACATGAGAGAATATAATCGGGCGAATTCCGATAACAGCTTTGAAGTCTGGTTATACCCTAATGACACCTATGAGTTTCGATATGGCGAACTGGATATTATTAACCATGATGTTTTAATAGGAGAACAAGGAAGTGCAACCGAAACTTATACATACCTTTTTCACGATGAATGTAGTACAGGAACTACCAATGTATCTGGAACCTGTGTCAACTACGATTGGAACTCCAGTAGTAATACTTATAACGCTTTATTAGAAAGCGGTGGATCATTGTATGGCGATAGCACTAATCAATCATTGTGTGCAACCACTCCTTTAACTTCAGTTAACTGTTCGGGTTATGCGGCAGCGTATTTAACGCAACAATGTAATTTAAACAGCCTTCATTCTAGTTCTTGTGCTAATTACTGGAGTGCTTATGACGATCAACAATGCGAAGATGATCCTCAATATTCACCTTCCTGTGCAGGTTATACACAAGAAGCCTCAGTAGCTTATTATGTGCAAGATGAATTTGATTATGGGTACGAAGATGATTATGGTTTTACCCAGGATGATATGTGGTATGACGAAGAGTACGATGAGTGGCTAGACCCTTATGATCCCTGTTACGAAAATAACTGTGCAGACTTTACCGATGCTGATTGGTACGAACTTGACATAGAACAGTTTGGCCAGGATCAGGTAGATGAATGGTACGGAAACGATGTAGAGTTTTCTGATGATGGTTATATTGAATACGGAACTGTGAATGAAGAAGAATATTGGACAGCCATTGACGATGGTATGGAAGTATATGATTTAGAACAAGAAGCAACATGGGCAGAAGAAGAAATTTATTTAGTTTCTTACGATGAAATTGAATACGATCCTTTGCCTTTTGATACCAGCGAAGAACTTATAGAAGATTTTATTCTCCATGAAACTGTATTAACAGAAGACTACGAGGATTTAGATACTTATATAGAATTTGAAAGCGTTGAAGAACTTGATGAATGGTACGAAGAAGAACGGGAACAGATAGAGGAAGAAAGAATAGAAGAAGAATTACTGGCTGAAGAAGAAAGTACAGAGGAATTAGAAGAAGTATTAGAAGAAGAAATATTTGAAGAAGAAGTGGTAGAAGAACTCTTTGAAGAAATAGAAGAAGAAAGATTAGCAGAAGCAGAAGAAGAAATTTTAGAAGAAAGAGCAGAAAGAAGTAGTGGAATTACCGCTACCCAATTAAGCGTAGTAGCTGGCACTATTCAAACAGCTTCCAACAGTGTTACAGGAACTACGGCTCGTACATCAACTCGTACATCAGGTTGGGGCAGTAGCACAAGTGGATCGGGTGGTAGTTATGGCAGTAGTGGAGGTTCTGTTGTTACCAGTACCGCAGGTAATACAACCACAACAGCAGTAGCCAGTGCAGCTTCAGGGGGTGGATTTTCTACCAGCAGTTCTCCTAGTATTTCAGATCAAATACAAACGGCACAAGTTCAAACCAATACAGTTTTAAGTTTAAGTCAGGATATGGGTTCAACTAGCGGAACGGGCGGAAGCACTCAGACAGTGAGTAATGTGACTACAATAATAACTCCAATGCCGATATTTGATTCAAACCCACAAGTGGTAATGGCAGATGTGCAAGTAACCGATATGCAAGGTGAAATTGATACTGCTGTTGGAGGTGTAATGACCGCATCAGAAGCTGACCAGATAGCTGACCAAATAGTTGCTGATAATATTAAAGAACAACAAGAAGCAGGACAAACTACCCAAGAAGAAACAGGAGAATATGGAGATCAGTCTACTTTAGTAGCTTTTATGGGCTACGTTCCTGGGTTTGATGCTTATAGGGAAGTACAGATCCCACAACAGGAAACTTGGTACGAGCCAAAGGCAATCTATGCAGATGTCACAATTTCAGATAACATAGAAGCGTTTTATGGATTAGCAAGAACGAACATTAATACGATGCAAAGTTTAATTAATCAACAACCTAATTTATAGGAGAAGAATATGGAATGGTTTAAATCAAAAGCAGGGCAGTTAATCGCTTTAGCAACCATCGTAAGTACCTTAGCGGGATTTGGTTATGCCGGGGCTGGTTACGTTAATCGTTTAGAAAACTTAGAAAAGAAAATAGGAGGCCTAGGCGAAACGGAAGATGCTCAACAAGTCATAGAACAAAGGTTTGCGACTATTGAAACCGCAGTAGAGTATTTAGAAAAAGAAATTGATGGTATAGAGATTCCTGATAACAACGATAAACTTTCTAATATGAAAGCATCTATCGCTAGTTTAACTAACGATGTAGAAAGAATACTTAGTGATATTGAAAAACTAGAGAATGGGAATAAAAATCCTTTAGCAAATTAATTATGAAAATAGGTTTGATAATGGGTGTGCTGTTGCTTTCTACCGTAGCAGGTTCCGCTTTTTGGGTTAATTCATTACAATCACAGATTGGTGAATTAAAAGGCAATCAGATGATATTAGAAGCCAAGATTCAAGAACAGAATGAAGCTATTGAAACTGCTTTAAACAACCAAAAAAAAGCACAAACCTTGATGGCTTCTTTAGAAAAAGACAAACAAGAAGCAATGCGTAATGTTAATAGATTAAGAAAAACATTTGCTAAACACGACTTAGATGAATTGACTTTAGCGAAACCAGAACTCATGCAAGGCAAAATAAATAGGGCTTCTAAACGAGTCTTAGAAAACTTAGAAAAATTAACCGACCCCAATCAATTTGATGAAGAAATTAGCGATACTACTTAGTTTAGCTGTAGTGGCTTCAAGCTGTTCTATGATGGGGGATAGGGTCAAGCCTGTTTCCGTAACCACTATTGCTAAACAACAACCGATGTACCATCCACCTTTACCAATGGAAGTGCAAATGGATCCAGTTGATTGGGAGATACTAACCCCAGACAGTATGCAATTGTATCTAGATAATTTAGAAAAAGGAGAGGCTCCTAGAAGAGCATTCTATAGTTTATCTAGTAAAGAATACGAACATTTAAGTATGGACATGGCAGACATCACTAGATACATTACAGAGATATTGGGAATCGTTAAGTTTTATAGAGATTACGATAAAGAAGAAGAGGAAAAAAATGAGTAAAGCACCAGACGCTTTTGTTTACAACGCAACAATGGAAAGAGTTATAGACGGTGATGGATTTGTACTAAGTGAAATAGATTTAGGTTTCAAAGTAAAGTTAGCTAATCAATCGGTTAGAATGGCTGGAATTGATTGCCCAGAAAGTAGGGTAAATACAAAAAGACAACCAGAAAGAACTAAAGAAAAAAAATTAGGGTTGCAAGCAAAGGCACGATTGAAAGAGTTATTAACGGGTGATATAAAAATTAAGTCATTGGGCCGTGGCAAATACGGGAGGTTGCTTGCTATACCATACGATAGTGAAGGTAACGATGTTTGTGCAAAACTTATTGAAGAGGGTTTGGCTGCTCCTTATTGGGGTGGAACAAAAAAAGCTAAAGTCAGAGATGACGGAACTTGGGGAGAATAATATGCAAATATCGCAAGAAGGTTTGTCGCTAATAAAAAAATACGAAGGCTGTGAGTTAGAAGCATATCTTTGCCCGGCTAATGTATGGACTATAGGTTATGGACACATTAAAGATGTTAAAGAAGGTGACCAAATAACCAAAGAAGAAGCTGAGTATATGCTACAAGAAGAAATGATTGAGTATGAAGGCTATGTTAATGACATGGTAGATGTGGAATTAAACCAAAGCCAATACGATTCTTTGTGCGCTTGGGTATACAACTTAGGACCTACTAACTTTCAAAGCTCTACGTTATTAAAAGTTTTAAATGAAGGCAAGTACAATGAAGTGCCACAACAAATAAAAAGATGGAACAAAGCCGGTGGCGAAGTCTTAAATGGTTTAATACGCAGAAGAGAAGCAGAGGCTTTATTATTTGAAGGAAAAGAATGGCTTTAACTAAACTAATACTTAATCCTGGCATTAATAAAGAGTCTACCGACCTTATGGATAAAAGCGGATGGGCTGATGGTAATTTAATTAGATTTAGAAAAGGGTTGCCAGAAAAAATTGGTGGTTGGAATAAAGCAACAACTGAAAACTATGAAGGAACAGGTCGTGCATTGACGGCATGGGTTGCTCTTGATGCTACAAAATATTTAGGATTAGGAACTACTTTTAAATACTACATTACAACCGGGGATGTTCTTAACGATGTAACTCCAATTCGTGTAACAACCGGTAATAATGAAATATCTTTTGCTGCAAGCAATGGGTCTTCTACTTTAACAGTAACAGATACTGGGCATGGTGCAGTTGTAAACGATTTTGTTACTTATAGTGGATGTGCAACATTAGGAGGTTTAGTAACCGCAGCAGTTTTAAATCAAGAATATCAAATTATTGGAATTACATCAGAAAACGTTTATACAATAACTGCCAAAAATACTAGCGGAGATACCGTAACGGCCAACGCTAGTGATAGCGGCAATGGTCAAGGCACTGTTGTTGGTGCGTATCAAATTAATGTTGGTCTTGATGTGTACGTTTCTTCTACTGGTTGGGGAGCAGGGCTGTGGAGTGCTGGAACATTTGGATCTTCAACAGCTTTGTCTGACAAAGATCAATTAAGATTGTGGTCGCATGATGCTTTTGGTGAAGATTTAATTATCAATACTAGAAATGGAGGAATATATTATTGGGATGAATCTTCAGGATTAAGTAACCGAGCAGTAAACATCACAACTTTATCTGGGGCAAACTTAGCTCCCACTGTAGGTCTTCAAACTATTGTTAGTGATATTGATCGTCATGTTATTGTGTTGGGCGCAGATGCTATTTCTGGCAGTGCCAGAACAGGAAACATTGATCCATTGCTTATTGTTTTTTCAAGTCAAGAAAGTATTACAGATTGGGAACCAACTTCTACAAACACAGCAGGATCGTTAAGACTTTCATCAGGATCTCAAATTGTTGGTGGACTAAGAGCAAGACAAGAAATTCTTATATGGACTGACACAGCTTTATACAGCATGCAATTTGTAGGTGCTCCGTTTACTTTTGGAGTTAATTTAATTAACGAAAACGTTGGTCTTATATCTCCGAATGGATTTGTTAATGCACCTGATGCTGTGTATTGGATGGCTAGAGATGGATTCTATACTTACAACGGATCAGTACAAAGATTGCAATGTTCTGTTTTAAATTACGTTCTTAATGATTTTAATTCAAATCAATCATTTAAAGTTACAGCATTTACAAACAAAGAGTTTAATGAAGTGGGTTGGTTTTATCCGTCTTCTTCCAGTACAGAAATAGACAGATACGTTACATACAATTATTTAGAAGGAGCATGGAGCATCGGAGAGCTTTCACGAACAGCATGGCTAGATGATGGCATATTTGAAAAACCTAGAGCAACAGGCAAAGACAGTTCTGTTAATTATATTTATATACACGAAGATAGTGATGACGCAGATGGATCTCCAATGAATAATGTTTTCATTGAATCCGGTGATATTGATGTTGATGATGGAGAAAAGTTTGGTTTTGTAAGAAAAATTATTCCAGACGTTAAATTTTTTGGTACTAATTCGACTAGCGGCCAAATAAATTTTGTTTTAAAAACAAGGAACTTTCCCGGAGACAGCTTAACTACAAACTCTACCAACGATGTAACTAGTAGCACACAACAAAACTATGTTAGAGCCAGGTCTAGACAAATGGTATTTAGAGCACAATCAGATGATGATGCAGCAACCGGGGTAAGAACTGGGTTTAAATGGAGACTTGGAGCAAATAGAATTGAGATAAGGCCTGATGGTAAAAGGTAATGGCAAAACTTCTCAACACTAGACTGCCATTAGCATTAAAAGATGTAGATCCTAATACGTTTAATCGTCTAGTCAGAGTGCTAGAAATTAACTTAGGAGAGTACGACACAAGCGCAACTCCTCAATTTAATGATTCAGAGATTACCACTTTAGCTTTTAATGCAGGTGATGTAATATGGAATACATCTATCGGTGTATTGCAAGTGTATACTGGCAACCGATGGATACAGTTACATACTCCTGTGAGTCCACAAGGTTATGAGCTGCAGTCATCGGTAGGTTCTGTTACTGTTAAAATAGCGGGAGATACTACAATAAATCTTGGTTCTAGTAATGAATACTGGGACATAGAAAAATGGTATACATAAATAATATAATTTAATAATGAAAAATTTATCACAAGGAAACAAAGGAATAAAAGCTTTAGCTAAAAACAATCCAGCCCTTGTTGAAAATAGATTTGGTTATGATGTACCTGGTTTTTTTGGAGGAGGAAATATTAGTATTCCTCGCATGGGAGATATTGATAGATTAATAGAACGTAATTTAGCTAATTTATCAGACGATCCAAATTTTAATTATGCAAGAGATGTGTTGGGAATAAATATTGCAGAAGAAGATCAAACAGGACTAAGTCCAGAAGAAATAGAAGCAAAACTAGCTGCATCTAGATTAGCAAGGGGCTACGGATCAAGTGGTGGAATGGGAACAGGCGGAGGTAATTATGCAAGTACAACACCAGGCGCGCCTATATCTATTGATGCAAGAGATGAGACTCCAGATGCTTACAGATTTTATCCCAGTGAAGTATCAAAACTTTATTCACAAATGAAAGGCGTACCTTTTTCGCCATTAGTAGCACCTCCTAAAGAAGCTACTTACATAGACAGCATGCAACCTAGAAAAATAAAAAGTCAGTTGTATGCAAAAGATGGAACTTACGTTAATGCATACGCTAATGGGGGTGTCCCAAGTTACATGAAAGATGCTATTCATATGAAATATTATGGAATGCCTACAGCTCCCCTTAGAATGGGTATCAATGCAGCAGATAAATTTTTTGGCAATAGACCAATATTAGGAGGAATAACAAACGCACTTTCTGGTGGATTAAATCGTATGGATGATTTTACTAGAAGTTTATTAGACAAAGAAACTTATAAACAAAGAAACGAACAAGCAAACGAACAAGAAAACGAACAAGTAAATGAACTAATAAACCAACAAGTAAACGAACAAGTAAACGAACAAGTAAACGAACAAGAAAACGAACAAACAAATAAAAGAAGAATGGAACTTCCTCGTTTTCAACAAGACAGAGATGCTATATTTCAAGAAAACGTAGAGGCTTTTAGGGACAGAGACTCTACACAAATGATGGCTGATGGAGGTTTTCCAGAAAGAGAAGAATTAGTTACAGGACCAGGTGGTGAAAAAGGAGATAAAATACCTGCTATGTTAAGTGATGGTGAGTTTATCTTTAACTCAGCTGCCGTTAGAGG